AAGATCATTGACGATCCACACTCGGAGCAAGATGCGATGAACCCGGCTTCGTACGACAGGGTTTACGAATGGTATACATCAGGTCCTAGGCAACGTTTGCAACCAGGAGGTAGGATAATTGTTGTGATGACTCGATGGTCAGTTGCTGACCTGACAGGTAAGCTAATGAAAGCGCAAAAAGAACCAAAAGCAGACCAGTGGGAAGTGATCGAATTCCCCGCAATATTACCGTCAGGCAGACCAGTGTGGCCAGGATACTGGAAACTAGAAGAATTAGAAGCGGTGAAAGCATCCGTAAGTATACTAAAATGGAATGCGCAGTACCAGCAGAACCCAACAGCGGCTGAAGGTAGTATTATAAAACGAGAGTGGTGGCAGACCTGGGAGAAAGATGAGTTGCCACCATTAATGCACGTGATCCAATCTTATGACACCGCGTTTATGAAGAAAGAAACCGCTGACTACAGCGCCATATCTACATGGGGTGTGTTTCAACCGAGCGAGGACCATGCACCGTCGCTTATCTTATTAGATGTAGTTAAGGATAGATACGAATTTCCAGAGCTACGCAGAGTTGCTAAAGAGCAATACGATTACTGGAAACCGGAAACTGTGATTGTAGAGGCCAAAGCATCAGGACTGCCGTTAACCTACGAAATGCGTAAACTGGGCATACCGGTTATTAACTTTACACCAAGCAAGGGAAATGATAAACATACTAGAGTAAACTCGGTAGCGCCGTTATTCGAGTCAGGAATGATTTGGGCGCCAGACCGAAAGTTTACTGAAGAAATGATTGAGGAATGCGCTGCATTTCCACTGGGGGAACATGATGACCTTGTGGATAGTATGACTCAAGCAGTAATGAGGTTTAGGCAAGGTGGCTTTATAGATCATCCAGACGATTACGAAGATGAAGAGTTACCAGAACAGCAAAGGACGTATTATTAATGGCTAATCGAAGCAAAGGCATACAAGGTCTATTTGATTTTTTTGGTTTTGGAAAAAAAGCTGATGAAGCTGCAGAAACTCGTGACGTTCAAAAAAGGATTGAAGAAAAAACTAAGTTTGATGAAACTACAAAACCAGGTGAGTTTAAAAAAGGAGATACAACAGTAGACGCTGAAACAGGCGATGTTGTAACTCAAGAATATAGTTACAGACCAGAGTCTTTTACAGACACACAAAAACGAACAGGTGTAGGCAGCTATTCAGATGATTCTCTAAGAGAACAATACATTGATAGTGTAGATGCAGACGTGATGTCATTTGACGAGTTTGTTATAAAAAAACGAGGCATAACTCCAGAACAACTAGAAGCAGAACGATTAGCAAAAGCTAAACCAGTAGGTGAAACTACAACTACAGGCAGCAGACCTACAGCCGAAAACTTTATTCAAAGAGTATTAACAAGCTCACCGTTAATAAGAACAGAAGAACAGGTTAGACAAGCTATTGTTAATATAGCTAACCGAGGTTATGAAGCAGGTGATCCAAAACTAATGTCAATTGATGATGACGCAAGCATATCAGCTTTTCTTGATAATAAACTTATGTACAGCCAAAGAGAAATGGAAGATTTTATCGATGAGTTTTTTGAAGAATTAAAAGATATGGGAATATCAGAAACTAGAGAGATTGATGGAATTTTAATGAAATCACTAGAGGGAGAACAAAAAGCAATTTACGAAGCAGCAGAAAAAACAAATAAAGAAGTTGCGCAAAGAGCGGAAGAATCACTTTCTGTTTTAAAAATGCTTGAAGATATGGGTATAGATACAAGTAGTATTGATAAAGATCCATTTACTTTCCCACCTACTACAGACGATACAGTCGGTTTTAAACAATTTGCAACAGAAGTAGAAAAACTTGGTGAACTTTTTCAAAGAGAAATAGGTAGTGCAAGAGGGTTAAAGGCAGAGGACATAGGCAAATCACTTGACGCTATAAACGCACAAGCAGCAGCTGATCAAGCTTTAGCAGATCAATTAATGAGCGAAGTTATACAAAAAGCTGAAACGGGTCAGTTTGGTTCTCGTAAAGAAGCACAAAAAGCACTTACAGAAATAAAAGAAAAGTTTGACAAAATACCAAAGGCAAGAGAAGACGCTATAAAGTCAGGAGTCTATGTATCACCTTTTGACACAAAAAGAACACTAAATGCAGAAGGCGGGCGTATTGGTTTTGCTGAAGGTGGCGGACCAAAGTTTAGTCGTCGTGGTTTTTTACAGGGTTTAGGAGCACTTGGAGCAAGTTTATTGTTGCCGTTTGGAAGAGGTGCTAAAGAAGTAGCACCAGTGGTTACCAAAGCAATCCAACCAGTTGCAGGAATGCCGAGTTGGTTTCCATTACTTGTAAATAGAATTAGAAGCAAAGGCAAAGTAACAAGAGAACCAGGTTACAAAGAATTTACATCAGGTGGTGATACTGAAAAAGTTTATAAATTAGACGATTATACTGTGTACGAAGATATGGCTACCGGTAAGATTACAGTAACTGGTAGAGGTAACGATTACCAACAAGTTTCTATGGAATATACTCCAGGTGAAAATAAAGTTATGACTAAGAAAAATCCTTTAACAGGAGTAATGGACAGAGGAGTAGTGACAGAAAGACCAAAATTTGAAGCAGGTGAGTTTTCAAAAGGAGAGTACCAAGATTTTGAAAATACAGGTGTTGACTATGATGATCTAAAAGGTGATGTTAGCAACTGGGAAAAATTTGCAACGGGTGGTAGAAAAACAGACGAGAAAACAGTACAACAAGCTTTAGATGATTTTATAAAACAACAAACAGACCCAAATATCATAGACGATATGGCTAAAGGTGGTAGAGTAGGTATGGCGCAAGGCGGTATAGCCTCTAAATTTAAGGAAAGAGTACATTATGGTAATTGATAAATCGATAACAACGCAGAGGCCTAGGAAAACAGTTTCTATTAAAGGTCCACAAGCCCAGTCTCAAGCGACGATGGAATTATTGCAACAGCAAGCAAACCAACAACCACCGATTGAAGTTACACAAACAGAGGACGGCGGAGCGGAGATTAATTTTGATCCACAAGCATTAAATGCATCAATCGGACCACAGGGTCATAATGAAAATTTATGTAATTTATTAGATGATGATATTTTAAACGAAGTCAGTAATGACTTGATGAAAAATTACGAAGACTGCAAAGCGTCAAGACAAGATTGGGAAAACACATACACAAAAGGTATGGACCTTCTTGGTTTTAAATACGAGGACAGAGCAGAACCATTTAGAGGCGCAAGTGGAGCAACACATCCTGTACTTGCAGAAGCTGTAACACAATTCCAGGCGCTCGCTTATAAAGAATTGCTTCCTGCAGATGGACCCGTAAGAACACAGATTATCGGAGCGATGACACCGGATAGAGAAGCACAAGCAGATAGAGTTAAAGACTTTATGAACTATCAGCTTATGACTGAGATGAAAGAATACGAACCTGAGTTTGATCAGATGTTATTTAATCTACCACTGTCAGGTTCTACATTTAAAAAAGTTTATTACGATCAGTTACTAGGTCGTTGTGTATCTAAGTTTGTACCTGCAGAGGATTTATACGTTCCATACACTGCTACAAGTTTAGACGACACAGCAACAATAATTCACAAAATAAAAATGACAGGTAATGATTTATTAAAAAATCAACTTAGTGGTTTTTATAGTGATGTACAAATAGAAGAAGATTACAACGCAGATGAAGTTACAGAAAAGAAAGATGAGTTAGGTGGCATTGATCCACACAACGATGAAATTTATTCTGTATTAGAATTTCACACAGATTTAGATTTACCAGGTTTTGAAGAGATGGATCAACAGGGTGAACCTTCTGGCGTTAAAGTTCCATACATAGTTTCTATTGATGAAGGTTCATCAAAAATTTTATCGATCAGAAGAAACTACGATGCACAAGATCCAAAAAAGAAAAGAAAAGATTATTTCGTACACTTTAAGTTTTTACCAGGACTAGGCTTCTATGGATTCGGTTTAATTCATATGATCGGCGGATTGTCTCGAACTGCAACTGCAGCATTGAGACAACTTCTAGACGCTGGCACCTTGGCTAATTTACCGGCCGGGTTCAAGATGCGAGGCATCAGAGTACGTGACGAAGCTCAACCGTTGCAGCCGGGAGAGTTCCGAGACGTTGATGCACCTGGTGGAAATTTGAATGATGCGTTCATGCCTTTACCGTTCAAAGGACCCAATGCAACGTTGCTTCAGCTTATGGATTTTGTAGTTCAATCTGGGCAACGTTTTGCAAGTATTGCAGATATGCAAGTCGGTGATGGCAATCAAAGCGCAGCAGTAGGCACGACGGTTGCGTTATTGGAGCGTGGCTCCAGAGTTATGTCTGCTATTCACAAAAGATTATACCAATCTATGAAATGTGAGTTTATGTTGTTAGCTGATGCATTTGCAACATACCTACCACCTGTTTATCCATACGATATTATTGGTGCTAGAAAAGAAGTTAAACAAGCAGACTTTAACGAAAGAATAGATATTATTCCTGTAGCTGATCCAAACATCTTCTCACAAACACAAAGAATTACAGTTGCACAGAGTGCATTACAATTAGCGATGTCAAATCCAAAAATGCACAATATGCACGAAGCTTATAGGAATATGTACGAAGCACTAGGAGTCAAGAATATTAACGTAATATTACCACCACCTAAAAAAGCGGCTCCAATGGACCCTGCTATGGAAAATATTATGGCGATGACTGGAAAAGCGTTCAAAGCGTTCCCAGGACAAG